GTTAAGGGAGAGTGTAGGGGAAGAGAGAAGCTCCCCACCGGTTAAGGTGAGGAGGTAGAGTTAGGATACAGTTAGTGATTTCAAGCGGTTATCCTCTGCTTGCCACAGTTTGGCGAACTCGGGATTGGCCATGCGCTTAGCCAAGCGTGCCTGCTCGTCTACGTTACGCTCGATGCGTGCTAGTCTGCGGTCGTTGATAGCGTCCTGATGTGCTGCTGTGCATTCAGCGATACCAGCGTCAGCCCAGAGGCGTGAGCGTTGCTCGAGATAGCGTGATGCGTTGTCAGCGGATGCTACGGTACGGTCGATGGTGGTTGCAGCCGTGGTGACTACGTTGAGGGATGCTGAGACAGCTACGGATGTGGTATTCCAGATAGACATGAGAGTACTCCTGATCAGGGGATGTGGTGGCATGATTGCCATGGGGCCGAAGGCCTTACTGATATGGATTCTACCGGGGGGGTATATTTTCTTAGTGTAAGTACCCCGTAGTGTAAGGGGTACTGCTAGACACCTGTATCTAAATTCTGACCATAAAAATTTGAAATTATAATCACCCCTATGAAAAGACTGGGGGGTATATCTGAGACATCGAACCAGTTACATATTCAGTTTATTCTATATAATATTTTAGGGGTTGCCTTAAGGGCGAACCAAATGTAGAGCTGTATAATCCCCTTATATAAGTATCTTTTAGTATGTACTCTAAGATACTCTAGTATACTTAAGTATCTCTTATATATACTTAAACATACTTAAATGTACTAATAGCGAAGCGAGCTAGGCAGGGCGGAGCCCTGACGTCGCAGCTTCGCGTAGTCAGATACTAATAGATACTATAGGCATTCTCCCCTTTTGTTCTTTTTCCGTTCGTAGGGTAGACCTGTGATCAACCTGTAGGTAGCTTCTGATCTATTGGATCATGGAGCCTATAAATGAGTAAGCTAACGACTGGACTGACTGCCAACTCACTTCGAGGTGCATACGAAGATGACTTGACTGTTGAAGATCTGAATCAAGCTTTGCCTACTCACATGCGGTATGCTGCTCGGCAAGACTACGTGGATATGATCAATGGCATGGTCAAAGATCCGCAGGCTGCTGAACAGATCCGAAACAATTTTATCTCATACACCGGCGTTCTAAAAGATGGTCGGTATCGTCCTGAAGATTATCTAAACGCTGTGGCCTACGTTTCGTTTAAGCTGATGGATAATAGCAATCAGGAATCCTACCGGTTAGCTTTCCCTCAAAGGTACTCAAATTTAGTGGCTCGAGGGGCTACGGAAAAAGAAATCTCTGCGTACGTAGCTGCGTACAACCGCGGTAAACTGGTGAATGCTATCCTCGAGCAGACGTTGATTCCAACGTGGGTTCTGAATCAAGATTTGTATCAGAAGGCCATTAATACACAGGCTGGTATCATGGCCGATGAGGATAACTCTGCGAGAGTACGTTCTGAAGCTGCTGATAGCCTGCTCACACACTTGAAGCGCCCTGAGACACAGCAAGTCGAGCTGAATATTGGCATACAGGAAAGTGATGGTATGACGGAGCTGAAAGACACATTGGCAATCCTGGCAACTCAGCAACGGGATATGATCGGGAGCGGTATGACGACAAGGCAGATTGCACACCAGAAACTTGGTCAGACGATCGATGTCACCCCTACCAAGGATAAAATTTGATCTTGGTTCACACCAAAGCAAATCACACCGCAGCAAGGAACCAAATATGTCCCATGACGCATACCCGCAGATAGTGTCTGATAAAACTCCAGAGAGAAACACGAACGTATCAAAAGGAGCGGCTAAATTTGACGCAAATAAAGTACGCGTTGATCTGGTTCCTTCGGAATTCATTTTCGCAACCGCTGCTGTACTGACCTACGGCGAACGTAAATATGCAGCGTGGAACTGGGCCAAGGGTTTAGAAAAAGGCCGTATCATGGCAGCCACGATGAGACACGCAATGGCTTATATGATCGGAGAAAATACCGATCGAGAAAGTGGATTACCTCACACATGGCACATGGCTACATGCCTTGCCATGTTGATTGCGTCTGAGGCAAGAGGCACTGCAATCGAAGACCGGGAAATGGCTAAAGACGCTATGATCCGAGTTGAAAAACAATTCGCAGAAATGATTGATCCCAAAACATCAGGCACAAGCAGATGAAAGATATCATTCTCTTGGTTCTGTTGTTCTCAACATCTGAAAACGTGGTTCCACACACAGGCGAAGCTTACGGATACGGGCCAAGAGAAATTAAGAGCTTGGAGCTATGCGAAAAGCGTAAAGAATATTTGGAACATTACATAGGCAAACAGATTGCTCATGGTTCCAAATTCACTGTTTTCTGTATGAAGATTCAGTTTGTTGGCTTTGACAAAGCTTTAGAGAATTTCCGTAGATCTTTAGGAGATCCTTTGTGAGCCAAAACATCCTGGCAGAGATTGAAGAGATCGATGTTGAACTAGACGAGCTGAACAAGCTTCTCGAGTCCAAAGGTCTCACCCGACAGTCAGTAGATGAATGGTTAGATGGCGTAGACTACACGTCCTTGAACTCAGGTCACTACATGCCGTCTGAGTTTGCTCTGAAGTTTATGAACTTCATCAAACTGGTGAATGGAGCCGAAGGAGAGCAGAACCTTACTCCCGTGGTTCATCTGAAAATGCTGGACGAGATTGCTGGTTCAAACAAACGCATTGCTAACCTGTGTGCACGGGGATTGGCCAAGACCACATTGATGTTTGAATATCTGGTTCTCTACGTTGCCGTGTTCGGAGAGATCGAAGGTTTTGGTGACATCACCGGAATGATCTACGTGTCAGACTCCATGGATAACGGTGTGAAGTCTGCCCGCAAGAACATCGAGTTCCGGTATTATAATTCCGAGTTTTTGCAGACATGGGTTCCCACTGCAAAGTTTACCGACAATTATCTGGAGTTCCAGAACAGTTCTGGACACCGAGTAGGCATTAAAATGTTCGGTGCAAAGACAGGTCTACGTGGTACGAAGATCTTTGGTAAACGGCCCGTGATTGCCGTGCTTGACGATCTGGTATCTGACGATGACGCCAAATCAAAAGTGTCCATGGAAGCCATCAAAGACACAGTCTACAAAGGTGTTGATTATGCTTTGGACCCACAACGACGTAAGACCATTTTCAACGGTACGCCATTTAACAAGGGCGACATCCTGTACGAGGCTGTTGAATCGGGTGGTTGGCACGTCAACGTGTACCCAGTCTGTGAGAAATTCCCTTGTACGAAGGAAGAGTTTAACGGGGCTTGGGAAGACCGGTTCACCTACGAATTTGTTCTGGATCAATATGAGACAGCTTTAGCGACCGGTAAAATCTCTGCGTTCCAACAAGAACTAATGCTACGTATCACGTCGGCTGAAGACAAGCTGGTTCAGGATAGCGAGATCCGTTGGTACAATCGCAAAGAGCTGCTCAAGAACACAAGCCGGTTCAACTTCTACATCACCACAGACTTTGCCACGAGGGCCAAAGAGAGTGCTGATTTCTCGGTCATATCTGTCTGGGCATATTCAGGCAACGGTGATTGGTTTTGGGTCGATGGAACATGCGTGAAGCAGACCATGGATAAGAACATCGACGATCTGTTTAGCCTTGCATCCAGGTACCGGCCGCAGTCGGCAGGCATCGAAGTCTCGGGGCAACAGACAGCGTTTATCGACTGGATCACCTCAGAGATGATGACCCGCAACATCTGGTTCAATCTGGCCAAGACGAAGAACAGTCTAGGTATCCGTCCCGACACAGACAAGCTATCGCGGTTCAATCTCGTGGTTCCCCTGTTTAAAGCCGGTAAGGTATTCTTCCCCGCAGAGATGCGCAAAACAGCAATCATGGGCGAATTCATCCAAGAAATCACCATGGCAACTAAAGACGGTTTTAAGTCTCGCCACGATGACGCCGTTGATACGATCTCTATGTTGCAGTATCTTAATGCTTGGAAACCGAGCGACGAAATTAAATCCCCTACCAGTGACGATCATTGGGTCATGGATGAAGATGACGTCTCGGACACAGATAATCCCATGTCATCTTATATCGTCTGAACGGAGGAGCTGAGCCATGAATCTCGGAGACCTACTGACAACCCTCGCCCACGGTGAGCTACGCTCTCTAGGGATCGTCCTAGACAACGGAAACATCGATCCCGATCGGCGCCGAGGTTTGGTAGACTATACCAATAAAGCACTGACCCGTCTGTACACACGCTTCAAGCACGAGATCGATTTTCTGGATATTACATGCAGTGACACGATTAAACGGTACTGGATCAACTCGCTACATGCTGTCTCAGACGCAACTCCTGGAAACACGTACCCACGGTACATCACAGACACTGTAGATGAGCCTTTCACGGGAGGGTTGATCC